CACCCTGAACAGTTGTTGGCACCGAAACTGGGGTGCCAGCATTAGATGAACCACACGCGGATGTGATATTGACATCAGTTGCGAACGTCAGGGGGAATGAACTTTGCGTGAATCCGAGCGCATCGTTCACAGGGTTCTCGAATGTGACCGTATAGTCCACCCAAATGTCAATCAAACAATTGGCAGTTGGTGTGTCAAATCCAACCATCAGGTATCCACCGAAAGTGGTACGAGGTTCAATTGCCACATCACGGCCAGGTGATATGACATACTTGAATGGCATGTCACGCATAAGAGACTGCGGACTGACTACCATGGTTGTTGGTTGCCACATAGGGGCTTCTACGGCATTGGCGTTTCCCATCAACATCAACTTCGAGCTAGCGACAGTATCGTCCCAATCGAAATCAACAGCCGCATAATACCTACCAGCCGTGGTCGCCGACTGGGATGGTACAAATGAGATGCTGAGCTTCTGGAACCGATAGCGCTCGAAGCTGTATGCAATGGTGCTCAACCAAGGAAACATCGTAGCCGTTCCAGGATTAAGATCATACCCTGGAACAGATGATGACAACGCCGACAGCACATAGCTGGTCGACGCCCCATTGGTCGCTGTGCCAACAAACTCTCGACGAGAGATTGTGAACGTGTTGCCGCTGGACGAAATCCTAGGCGGCGTGTTGCGGAGTGCACCAGAACGCGCAAGTGGTGCATCATTGCCGCACCCCTTGATAGTTTTCTGTGACGCACCACCATTTTTCTTCTGTTTATAATTTTTGTTGCTCATACTCTGTATTGGATACCGGGAGTACGCCGGGACTGTTCATGACTACCAACCGGAAGTATCCGGTCCCACCCGTGCAGTCTCTAGACCATCTGCAATGCTTGGTACGGTTAAATTAAGTGTTTCCACACCGTTTTGGGTAGTTAAGGTAGCACCCAAATTTTAAAATTGGCGCGATATTGCTGGGTGGTTAAACATTTTAGACCCCCCAGGCGACATCTGATCGTAATAGGATTCAAGCGCTAGTTGCACTTGCGGTAACATTCGGAATGCGAGCCCGAAACTGGCGCGTGCCGCGTCGGTTATCGGTCCTGTGTTATGTGCGCCAGCGGACAGCCTGCCGAGGCCGCTGTCCTGGATTGGTGCAGACACATGTCGTTTCAAACCGTCGGAGACCGGCCCGTCCCAGTGCGAACGGGCAAGACAACGGTAAAACGATGCCCACACAGGCATGTTACCACAAGCCTGTAGACCGGCGACCCCGAGTTCATGCAGATAAACCGCATACTCCTTAGGTGACCAGTTTTTGATCACTGTGGCGTCCTTGGAAATAGCGAGGTAAGGATCACGTACCATACACCAGCGCCTCCCGTCGTAGACGGGATGTGTTTGACAGAACGTGACACGCTCGAGACACGTCGCCACCCCTTGGACGTCAATGATGAACCCCAAATCGGCGTAGAAAGGCAGGACCCTTTCCCGCAACCGATCGAGATCTCGCCGCTCAACAATTAGGCAACAATCATCCCCGTTATTCACGAGGCGTGCCTTGATGTGGAGCTCTCGTACAAGAGCCCACATCGTGGCACACATGATTAGAACGTTGCCCATCGCGGTGTTCATATCACCGCTGGCTCGGCATCCATCCACCTGATAGCTCAGGTGTCCGTCCGGACAGGACACACGGCCACGATTGTGCAGTTGCATGGACAACAACCACTGCAACTCGTGCCGGTACGCCGGAGGGAAATGTGCAACATAAATGGAATGCTCCCATTGTAGCATGGGTATACTAACGTGTTGGTCAAACCTTACGGCGTCCATCATCACGCCCACTGGATTGCTGAAGGTTCGCCATGCATCGCTAATTGCCTGGCCTTGTTGAGTGCAATTGAGGCCCTTCATGACGGTTGGGCCTCCCCACAGTTTATCTATATTGGAATAGATTCGATGTTCCAACTGGCGAATGTAACGCCCCACACAGACGTTATATTCGGGACTCCGGGGTTGGATTATCCGTGGTACCGTTCTTTTACCAGGCTTTTGAAGGATCTTCTCGTGCTTGATAAAAGACTTAAGCACCCCGAACTTTCGCCCAGGGGTTCTACCCAGCATGTGATCACGAGCTCTCTGATAGATCAAAAGCTTCCGACCCCGGTAATTCTCCTCTGGGTAAACCAGAAGAGCTACAGGGATGGTGCGGCGTATCAATCTGCGGAACTGTGCCGTGAATTCATGAAGGACCCGGGTAACAGTTTCCACGTTTGGCACGAAAGGGGGAGCAAAACCCCGATCGACCGCGTGGTAGAACACACGTTCCATAACTGCGGTATAGGCGTTTTCGATACTGTTGCTGAAACAACAGTACCTCGCAATACCTACTAAACCACTGATCACGCCTATATAACGTGGCTTTTCGGTGCACCGCCCCACTCGGGTAATGTTGCATCTGGGATGCGTGAGTTGCGACTTCACACAAACAACCTTACCCCGGGTGAGGCGGCTTAGAAACTTGGCTCTTGGACTGGGGGGAGATAAACCCGCCCAGTCCAACAGCCGAGGCAGCTCCTGAACCACTGTAACCAGGTTTCAGGATAGCCACCCCACGCTCCCCGCGCCAAACGACGGTTGACGGCACAAGGGGCGCTAGATTCTAGATCGAGAGCGAGGGCCTCCTCTCGACTCGGCACGCACGCCAGTGCGGAACAGGGTGAAGTGAGGCGGGCAGCGTCACCCAACCTCAAATCAGGATACAAATCACGATCTGATAGTATCCCGAAGACCTCTTTCCGCACCATAGTGCGCACTGCGACGTCTCTGGGGTCAGTTGACCGTTCCAACCCCAAACGGGCACGGCAGAGCGCTGCAACATCCAAGATGATCCGGCGTGAGGCAACAGGATAGTGCCTCAAGTCGTAAGCATCGTCATCACCTACGAATGTCACAGTACGCAGATCACGGTTGTGCTTATTGGACCCCGTGAATTGCCATACCCAATTGCTCAACCACACCCAAGGCCGGGTAATGGTCGCTGTGAACACGCACAGCCATCCCCAACAAAGGTAGATGGCCGCTAATAGCCACTCCCAGTACGGGTAGAACGCGGCTATATGTGCACACAGCCGTCCCCATTGGAGGTGGACGGCTGCTAGTAGCCATTCCCTCTCCAGGGGGATGGCTGCTATGGGTGCCAAAAGCACTTGCCAGAAACGAGCAAGTGCTTGCCCCAGGTGCGCAGATGCGCGCACCCCCGCAACTATCAGTGGGACCAGCGCAGGATACGCCATCCCAAAACCGATAATAGCTGCCAACGGCAACAATGAGACCATGACCAACAACGGTAGTGTTCCAAAACACTGTTCAACGCTTATGGAGGTTGCTGGTGATGCCATCACAACGGTAAAATTGTTAACCCAGTATTTGCCTGGGG